GGATGAATTAGAAGAAACCGAAATGCTTCAAGAAGAAGAGGGTGCTGTTGCTTCTGTTGCAACATCAGCATCCCCAAGCGCACCATTGGCATCTGCTCCTCAAACCGTTGTTGATCCAAATGCCCAAGCCGAACTTTCAATGGAATTTGAATTTGATCCTTCGGACTTTGAAATTGACCTTGACCAAGTAAAAGCTGCTGCTCAAGAAGATCCAACATCTGCCGGAGAAGAACCAGAAGAAACAGAAGACCTTCTTGGTGACCTTGACCTCGGTGGTGATCTCGGTGGTGATGAAGAATTGGCTCTTCAAGAAATTATGGATGCAGTCTCTGAGATCCTTGCCGAAGAAGAAAAAGAAGACGAAGACACCGAAGAAGAAAAAGAAGACGAAGACACCGAGGAAGAAGAAAAAGAAAAGCTTGATGAAGAACTTGTCGTTGATACCTCTGAACAAAAGCACGGCTGGATTACCACCGACGAAGGTACTAGAAACTATGACGAAGAACTCCGCAAAGCAAACGAAGAATGCGATATGTACAAAGAGAAGTACGGAGAACTTGAAGAATCGTTGAGACAAACAAACCAAGACACTGAAAAACTTTTAGGAGTTGTAGAACAACTCAAATCAAAACTTGATGAAGCATTAGTTTCTAATGCTCGTCTTGTTTACTCAAATAAAACTTTGAGCGATGCCTCCCTGAATGAGCGACAAAAAACTAAAATTGTTGAAGCCATCGCTAAGGCAACATCTGCTGAAGAAGCAAAGACTCTCCACGAGACTCTAACTGCTACAGTGGGATCCTCTACTAAGAACGGTCCACAATCACTGAGCGAGTCTGTGAATAGAAGATCCAATCTTTCAGCAATTATGCCTAGGCGCAAAGAAAACGTGGTTACCGAGTCCATGTCTTTCGCTGACAGAATGAAAAAACTCGCTGGCATTGATTAATCATTTATGGAGGTATTAAAAATGTCTATTGTTCAAACCCTTACAGAAGGTATTGTCCAACGCGATATGGCGAAAGAAGGACAAGCTCTTCTTGACAAGTGGTCCCAAACAGGTCTACTTGAGGGCATCACCGATGATCGTCAACGTTCATCTATGGCCCGTCTTTTGGAAAACCAAGCAAAAGAACTTCTTCGTGAAAGCTCTTCTATGAGCGCTGGTGACGTTGAAGGTTTCGCTGCTGTTGCTTTCCCAATCGTTCGTCGTGTTTTCGCCGGACTTATCGCTAACGATCTTGTTAGTGTTCAACCAATGAGCCTTCCTTCTGGTCTCATTTTCTTTCTTGATTTCACTTTTTCTGATGAAATTAATGATGGTACAGCCGATTCTTTTAGATTCGGAAACGAAGCAACTAAATCAATTTATGGTTCTAGTGAAGTTGGTTCTCAGATAACTGGTGGTGTTAATCTTGTTGATGCTACCAATCGTACCGATTTCGGTGGACCCGGTCGTGGTGGTGCTGTAGGTTATGCCTATGCTTCTCCAACCGGCTCAGTTGCTACTGGTACCAATGGAGAAATTAGAACCTCTTTTGCTATCACCTCTTCTATGAGCGCTGCTAACAGAAAGCTTCTTAAGTACGATCCAGATATTCTTTCTCTAGAAACAGACCTTGGTACAGATGCTACACATGCTGCTGTCGTAATTGATGTTTTGAAATCTACATTGGCAAATGGTCCGGGTGGCTCTGAGATTGATTTTGATAATCTCTATGCTTTCTCTGGCTCTCTTGGTCTTAAGACAGCAGGTAAAGCTGCTGTTCAATACACAGAAGGACAAGTTCGTCGTTTAACTAGTCTAGTAGATGTTGCTGATACAAATCTTGCTGGTGATGCCGTACGATTCATCATTGTAGGACAAACCGGTTCTACAGATCAAGTTCGTATCTCTGGTCTAGGTGGTGAGTCTGATGGAACCACCATTGCGGACGAGAATGTAATCATGCCGATTAAAGACGCATTAGATAACTCTAACGCTCTTGGCTCTATTGTTGGTCTTGCTGATTGGGGACTTGAAAATACCGGTAATATCCCAGAGATTGACATCAAGGTTGATTCAATTGCGATCACCGCTCAAACCAAGAAGTTGAAAGCTAAGTGGACCCCAGAATTGGGACAAGACCTCAACGCTTACCATAACTTGGATGCAGAGGTTGAACTTACCTCAATCCTTTCTGAGCAAATCGCTCTAGAAATTGATCGTGAGATCCTTGCTGATCTCGTTAACGGTGCAACGGCTGGTACTTTCTACTGGTCTCGTTCACCGGGTCTCTTCGTAAATCGTGAGACTGGTGCTGAAGTTGGTGCATCTGCTGCTGCTCCAGATTTCACTGGTACCGTTTCTGAGTGGTACGAAACCCTCATTGAAACCATCAATGACGTATCTGCTCAAATTCACAGAAAGACACTTCGTGGTGGTGCTAACTTTGTTGTTTGCGGTCCTGAGATTGCTAACGTTCTTGAGTTCACCGCTGGGTTCCGTGCTAACGTTACCGCTGACGCTGACAAAGGCGACATTGGTGCTGTTAATGTCGGTTCTCTTAGCCGTAAGTTTGACGTTATCGTTGATCCTTATTTCCCACGTAATGTTCTTCTTGTTGGTCGTCGTGGCGCCTCTTTCCTTGAAAGCGGTTACGTATACGCTCCATACGTACCTCTCCAAACAACACCTACCATCTTTGGACCAGAGGACTTCGTTCCTCGCAAAGGCGTAATGACTCGTTACGCTAAGAAGATGGTTCGTCCTGATATGTACGGTCTTGTTATCGTTCGTGGACTTCTTGGTGAGTCTGGAGCCTAGTTTTTAAACTAGTGTTCTTTCACTACCCAGCCCCTCGGTCTTCGGATCGGGGGGTTTTTCTTTGATTTTGACTAATTATTGTATATTTGAGGTGATAAAATGAAACCAAAACAAAAAAGATTATTGGCTCGCCGGAAGGTTGCTGAAGCTGCTGCACAAGCAGAAGTTAAAGTTACTGCTCCTGAGCCCGTTGTTGAAGAAGCTCCTGCTCCAGAACCTATTCCCGAGCCTACTCCTGAAGTAGTTTCAGAAGAAGCACCAAAGCCCAAGAGACGACGCAAAAGAAAAACCACAAAAGCTAAAGAAGAATAGGCATGAATCCAAAGCAGAAAATATTGCAGGCTCGACGCAAAGAAAAACTCAAGGCTCTTGAAGAAAAAAAGAAGCAACAAAAATCTGTTGAAACTCCTGTTGAAAAAGTTGAAGAACCTGAGCAAATAGTCGAATCAGAAGACAAGAGTGAAGAAATTGTTGAGCAGCCCAAATATCAAAGCCGAAAAGAAAAAAAGAGATTGAAAAAAAAGTGGTATAATCACTCTGAAGATTAAAAGGGAAACAAGCCCCTCTTTTAACTATTTACTATGATCGGAGGGTTCATGCATGGCATTTCCAACTTTAACACCAACTTCTCAACAATCAGCAATTATTCTTCCACCAACAGGAACGGCAGGTGATGTTCTATCATCCCTGCCTTTTGGTATTTATACAACTGGTTCATTTATATCTGGTGCTGTTGATCAGGTAGCATATACATATCGCAAGTTGGGTGGCGATATCTTAGATCTTGAAATCAAAGCAGAAAACGTTTATGCCAACTACGAAGAAGCAGTATTAGAATATTCTTATCTTGTCAATCTTCATCAAGCTAAGAACACACTAGGCTCAACTTTGGGCAACCCAACAGGGTCTTTTGATCAAGATGGAAAGGTTATTTCAGGCCAATCCGGTGTTGAGCTAAAATATCCAAAGTTTAATTTTGGCTATGCTATGAAAGTGGGTCAACAATTTTCTCACGAAGCAGGTTTTGGCGGAACTCAGCCTATATATTCAGCTTCTTTTGATACGGTAACCAATAAACAAGATTACGATCTTCAATCAATTGTTTCTGCATCAGCGGCAGCCGGTGGTGTACCTTATGCTGATATCGATAGAACAAAAAGGATTGTAATTAGAGATGTATTTTATATTTCTCCTCGTCAAATGTGGAGATTTTATGGTTATTATGGCGGACTTAATGTTGTAGGCAATCTAAATTCTTACGGACAATACGCAGATGACTCAACATGGCAGGTAATCCCAGTTTGGCAAAACAAATTGCAAGCGATACAATACGAAGATCATCTTTATACACGCACATCTCACTATTCATATGAGATCATTGATAATAAATTAAGATTATTCCCAATACCTTCTAATGTGTCACCAGAGAAGTTCTGGTTTCGTTTTTCAATTCGTGAGTCTTCTTGGGTTGACGAATATAATGATGGCCAAGATGGCGTAAATAATATGAACACGCTTCCATTTGAGAATATTCCTTTTGAGAATATCAATTCAATTGGTAAGCAATGGATCAGACGTTTTGCTCTTGCTCTAAGTAAGGAAACATTGGGGCAAGTTCGTTCAAAATTTGGTAATAATGTACCAATTCCCGGTGACAATGTCACGCTCAATGGTTCTGACCTTCTAAGTCAAGCAAAAGAAGAACAAGACAAATTGCGTGAAGAATTGAAAGAACAATTAGATGCAATGACCTACGATAAACTTATCGAGACAGATAAGAACATTGTCGACAATACAAACAATATTCAAAAATATGTTCCTTTGGGAATCTTTGTGGGATAATCATGAAAATAAAAATCAATAAAAAGCAAGTTATTAATGAAATAACAGAAGAAGAATACGATTTTGTCTCGGAAGCATTGGAGATCCCTCCAAGCGAATTACCTTTCTCAAACATCTTTGGGGACAGATACCGAATTCTTGGAAACTTTGAGGTGGTCACCGACGATCATCCTTTAAGCAAAGTTATTAATTTTCTTACTGACAATGGCTGGACTTTTGACACACCAAATCCACCAAAAGAATTTACTTTTACAAAGACATATGATGAGGTTGATGTAGACAGAAACGATCGTACAAAATTTGATAAAAATGTTAAGTCTGTTACTAAAACAATTGGCTTACAAAAATTGATGCAAGATATGAATAAAGCAATGACTCAATCAATGCCTAATTCATTTGCCCAATACGAACAATTAAAAGAAGAAGCAAAAGAGTTG